AAAGGTCATCCTAAAGATACAGCAATGGAATATGCAAACATTGAAGCACAAGAAGAAGGCGGAGATGTTACTAGACCTCACAATGAATTATTTCGTATGCGTACGAGAACAGGTCATCAAATATTAATGCACAATTCAGAAGATTTAATTTACATTGCAAATTCTAGGGGAACTGCTTGGATTGAAATGACTAGTAATGGTAAAATTGATATCTATGGTACAGATAGTATAAGTGTTCACTCTCAACAAGATTTAAACTTTACAGCAGATAGAGATATTAATTTAACTGCGGGTCAAGATATTAATGCAGTTGCTAACAAAATTAGAACAAGTTCACATGATAGTACTAGTATGATTACAGGTACACAATTTAGTTTAAACAGTGGTAAAGACATTAATATTAATACTAACGAAGATTTAATTTTATATGCAAATCAGAACGGTATGATGGTTGCTGTAGAAAAACAAAATATTTCGTCAGGCGATCAACTGTCATTAGGTAGTACAACAGGTATTGGTATTGAAGGACACAACGAAGTTAAAATTACTACAGACGGTGACTACCACATGAAAGCGTTAGGAAGTAGTTATATAAACACTGGTGCAGAAATACATCAAACAAGCAAATTAAAAACAACAATTAAATCAGGCAACACACTAGATATTAAAAGTGTTGCTAATCTTAAAATTAGAACAGATAATCAACTTTCAACACATGCTGGAACAAACATGTTAATGTACTCAGATGGTAACGATATCGATATCCAACAAATTGTACCGTTAGTACCAGACGATCCAAGGGCGGCAGTTATACCTCCAGCACCTTTTATTGTAGATCCTACACCACCAGAAATTGCACTTAAAGCAAGTCGTGTTCCACAACACGAACCGTGGTTTGAGCATGAACATTATGATCCATTGAAATACACACCAGACTTAACTAGAGCAGGGGTTGATCCTCCAGAAACATATCCACCTAGTACTCCTGATACATTTAATAGAACACCAGGCGGTTATGTAATAGGTAGTGGTAGTCAGCCTAATGCATATAATACAAGCGGGGCTCCAGAAGGTAGTGCAAGATTTGATCCTATAGCGGCGGCGACTATTCAACCAGATCCTGAGCCAGTAAAAGTTAGCAAACAAGAAATATCAAGATTATTTGCAAAGGCATTATTTGCTGAAGGATTTACAGAAGAACAAGTTTATTCGGCTATTGCAACAGCAGAAACAGAATCCGGATTAAAATTAACAACTGAAAGAAGTTACAGCGGTACTAGCAATGAGCGCATACGTTCAATCTTTAGTAATGCAAGAACAGTTAGTGATGGAGAACTTACAGAAATTAAAAAAGATAAAGCAACGTTCTTTGAACTTGTTTATGGTTACACAAGTAAAATTGGACCAGGCATGGGTAACACAAGAGCAGGTGACGGAGGTAAGTACATCGGTCGCGGATTAATCCAGTTGACAGGTAAAGCAAACTATCAACGATATGGTAAAGCGGCAGGACTAATAAAAGAAGAATTAGTTGATGAAGCAATAAATCCATTCGGTGTAGAAATTGTAGATGATCCTACTATTTTAATTACTGATGTTGCTAAATCGGTTGCTGTTACAGCGGCATATTTAAAAGAACGTTATAAAGATTTTGGTAGAGGAACTCTTGGTAATTTTAGATATGCTATTGCAGGAACTGAAAGAGGATATGAATTAGGATATCCTAAAGACCAAGGTTATTTACAAGCAAAACTTTTAACAAACGGAAAGTATGATCCAGACTGGATTAGAGATCCGAACAAAAGAAATATTGTAGCAGGTATTGATCAAAATGATCCAAGGAATTCAGGAGTAGTATAATGGGACAGATAATTATTCCACTTACACCTACAGTTAATCCAGCAGAAATTGCAGACAATACAGATTGGAATGAAACAATAGAATCAAATAGATTTCCAGATGGACAATTTGATTTAGAAGGTGACTATCCAAGATCAGGTCCAGGACAACAAGCAGGTAATGGAGGATATGTAAATACATCTAATTTGCCTCCATTAGATCCAAATATTACACCTGGTCCACTACCAGAAGGTCCGGGCTGGGAAAAACTAGATGCAGTTTTAACAAACGTACTAACTCAGGATTGGAGAGAACGCGGTAAAGAAGGTAATCCAAGAATATTAGAATGTTATAAAGTATGTGGCAACAGTTATACAAGAGATAGTAGTTCTATGGCATATGCTTGGTGTGCGGCTTTTGTGAGTTGGTCATTATATACAGCAGGTATTCCTACGCTTCAAACAATGAGCAGTCAAGGTTGGTATAATTGGGGAAGTGAAGTTGACTGGAGAGATACAGCAAATATTAGGAAATGGGACGTTATAATTTTTAAATCAAAAAAACGTTCAGGAGGCCATATTGGTTTCGTACAAGAAATTACATCAAATGGAGTTATTAAAGTATTAGGCGGAAACCAAGGTAATAATGCTAAAGTTTCTAATTATAAATTTAACAGCAATAGTCAATATGTAAAAAGTATAAAAAGAAATTGGAGTTTACCGTCAAACGCAGATATTGCTATCGATGGTACAGCACCAGCAACAGCAGGAACGGATTCAACAACATAATGCCATTAATAGCAAGAGAAACAGATACAGTAGATACAGGTCACGGTTGTACAAGCACAACTACACTAGATGCACCAGGACAAACATTTGTAAAAGTCCAAGGGAAATACGTTGCTAGATTAGGTGATCCAACAGTATCACATACTCATAATCCACCTTTATGTCCTAGCCATGTAGAATATATAAACGGATCAAGTGCAGTAGTAAAAGTTTGTGGCATTTTAGTAGGTAGGGTCGACGATGGTTGTGATGCAGGTACAATAACCAGTGGCGCATCCTTTGTAAACGTAGGGACATAAATATCAATATGAGTACTTTAGAAAAAAATCTATATGATAGAATTGCAATTAAACCAACGCAAGAGCAAAAGCCTGTTGTAACAAGCAGGGCTTATAGAGGTTTATCTACAGTTAATCCTGAGAATACAAGTAGTACGTTATATGATCTTGCTTTAATTAAACAAGATTTACTTAATCATTTTCATATACGCCAAGGAGAAAAACTACATAATCCAGCATTTGGAACTATTATTTGGGACGCATTGTTTGAACCATTCACTGATGATTTGAAAGAAGCAATAGCCGCAAATGTTACAACTATTTGTAACTATGATCCACGTGTACAAGCAGAAAATATTAGAGTAACAAGTTATGAAAGTGGCATTCAAATTGAAATGGAACTTACATACTTGCCGTATAATATCTCAGAAAAACTTAGATTGGACTTTGATGAAGATGCGGGTCTTACAGCATAAATTATATACGCACTTTTCTTAAACAAATAAATACATATGAACAAATAAGGAATGTGATATGTCATCCACAGACAGACAAAATAGACTGCTAGTTGCAGAAGATTGGAAGCGTATATACCAATCTTATCGTAATGCTGATTTCCAAAGTTACGATTTTGATAATTTACGTAGAACTATGATCAACTACCTAAGGACTAATTATCCTGAGGATTTTAATGATTATATTGAATCTAGTGAATACCTAGCACTAATAGATCTTATTGCATTTTTAGGTCAAAATATTTCATTCCGTATAGACCTTAATGCACGTGAAAACTTTCTTGAATTAGCAGAACGTAGAGAAAGCGTATTACGTTTAGCACGTTTGCTTTCTTATAATCCAAAGCGTAATCAAGCCGCTGAGGGATTACTAAAAATTACATCAGTATCTACATCACAAGATGTTGTTGATTCTAACAGTTTTAATTTATCAGGACAACAAATTACTTGGAACGATCCTAGCAACTCTAATTGGTATGAACAATTTATTAAAGTAATGAATGCCGCTTTACCGGCAAACGGAGTTTTTGGTAAGCCTACTAAAAAAGCAACAGTAAATGGTATACCACATGAACAATATAGATTTAATGGTATCAATACTGATATTCCTAAATATTCATTTTCAAAAACTATTGAAGGACAAAGTTTACCGTTTGAAGTTGTAAGTACTGACATTGTTGAGAATGCACTTGAAGAAGAAATTCCACTAGTTGGTAACAGTTTTGCATGCCTATATAAAAACGATGGACAAGGTCCTGCAAGTACAAACACAGGATTTTTTGCAACATTTAAACAAGGTTCTTTAGATGATGGTCAATTTAGTGTTAACAATCCTAGTTCAAATCAAAAAGTTGATATTGATGCAACTGATATTAACGATAAAGATGTTTGGTTATTTAAATTAGATGAACAAGGACGTGAAAATGAATTTTGGACAAAAGTAAATTCAGTTGAAGGCAACAATGTAATTTACAATAGTGTTAATAAAAGTATTAGAAACTTATATTCTGTTTTAACAAGAGTACAAGATAGAATTAGTTTAATTTTTAGTGACGGTGTATTTGGAAATTTACCACAAGGCAGATTTAAAGTAGTATATCGTACAAGTGCAAATAAACGTTATACAATTAAACCAAGTGAAATGACAGGTATACAAATTGCTATTCCTTATCTAAGTGAATTTGGTGTACCTGAAACACTTAATTTAACACTACAATTAAAATATACAATTTCAAACAGTAGTTTAAGTGAAAGTAACGAAAGTATAAAAGCAAATGCTCCATCAACATTCTATACACAAAATAGAATGGTAACTGCTGAAGATTATAATGTTGCTCCATTAGGAGTAAGTCAAGAAATTGTAAAAGTAAAAACTGTTAATAGAAATGCAAGCGGCATTAGTAGATACTTTGATTTAATTGATTCAACAGGAAAATATTCAAGTACAAATTTATTTGGCAATGACGGTATAATTTATAAAGAAACAAAAAATTTAAAAACAAGTTTTAATTTTGTAACTACAACTGATATTGAACAAGCAATTACAAATACAGTAGAACCTATTATACGTGATAAAAAAGTATATAATTACTATCTAGAAAACTTTACTAAAATTCTTGCATCAGATTTAGGGGTTGAATGGACAAGTTCTACACAAGATACTAATAGAAGTACAGGATTAATAAGTAAAACCCAACCTGAAACTGCTGGTGCTGGTGTAGGAGTAACATTTAAAGTTGGTACATTTACAGCAAACAATTTAAGATTTGTTGAAGCAGGCACACTTTTAAAATTTGTTGCACCAACAGGTTTTCATTTTATGAAAAATAATGAACACGGATTAATGGCAGGTTCTTCAGATCATCCTAATGCAATTGATTATATTTGGACCAAAGTTATTAGTGTTAGCGGTGACGGTACAGTAGTAGGTTCAACAGGACTAGGACCAATTGTACTAAATGATAATGTTCCTACTGGAGCAGTACTACAAGAAATAAGACCAAAATTAGCAAATATAATTACAGATGCTGTAAAAACACAAGTAGTTGATCAAGCGTTTGCAACAAATACTTTCGGTTTACGTTATGATGTTGAAACACGCCAATGGAGAATCATTACTGAAGCAAACATTGATAGTGTAAGTAATTTTAGTACAGGTAAAACTGGAGACTCAAGTAATCAAAACTTAGATGCAAGTTGGATCATGTATTTTAAAACAGATGGCGAGCGTTACGATATTACATACAGAACGATGAGATACGTTTTTGAGAGTGATCAAGAAATTAAATTTTACTATGATAGCACAGATAAAATCTATGATAACAAAACTGGTAAAATTATTAAAGACAAAATTGAAGTTTTAAATATCAACAATAAACCAGATGTATCTAATCCATTTAACGTTAGTTACGATTGGGAAGTTGTAAAAGAATATAGAGATGCAGAAGGATATGTTGATAGTAAACGTATTGAAGTAAGTTTCTTTGATGCCGACGATGATGGTGTTATTGATAATCCGCAAGGATTTATTGACATTGTTGCTGAAACTGTTAATCCTGAATCAAAATATATTTTCCAAAAGAAATATACTACAAGTGACGGTGTCGAGGACTATAGGTACGTTAATAATAATATTGAAGGAATTAAAGTAAAAGCAAACTCCGGTGCTATTGGTGCGTATTCACAGTATACAGCAGGACAAGTTTTCTTCACAATGGATACTGAATTATTTTATAAATTAGACAGTACAAAGAAAAACATAGAAATTACTAAAGAGTATAGAGGTTATATAGGACGTTCTGGATTAAAATTTAGATACTTGCATAGTGCAGATTATAATCAAAGAATTGACCCAGCCGCAAGTAACATTATGGATTCTTATCTATTAACACGTACATATGATATTGCTTATAGACAATTCTTAGCAGGCGATAGACTTACAGAACCATTACCACCAAGCAGTGATGAAATGTATCGTACTTACGGCACAGAATTAGAAAAGATTAAATCAATAAGTGATGAAATAATTTATCACCCAGTAAAATATAAACCATTGTTTGGTTCATCAGCGGAGACTAGTTTGCAAGCAACATTTAAAGTAGTTACTAATCCAGATGTAGTTACAAATAATAACGATATTAAGTCAAGAATAATTGAAGCAATCAATGTTTACTTTAATTTAGATAATTGGGAATTTGGTGAAAGTTTTTACTTTAGTGAATTATCAACTTATATTATGAATCAAATGACTCCGGACATTGTTAGTATTGTAATTGTACCTAATGAGCAAAGTCAATCATTTGGTAGTTTATACGAAATTAAATCAGAATCAAACGAAATTTTTATTAGTTCAGCAACAGTAGAAAATGTTGAAATTATAGATGCTATTACAGCAAGTAGATTAAGAGCAACTGGAAATGTTATTACATCAAGTCAAGAAACAATTAATACAGGTGTTGTTAGTTCTGCATCTGAAGCAGGTTCTATAAGTTCTACAGGTGCTATGTCAAGTAGTACAAGTTCAAGCAGTAGTTCAAGCAGTAGCAGTGGCGGCGGCAACAGCGGCGGCGGCAACAGTGGCGGAGGATATGGTTACTAATGGCTTATGACGATAATCAAAACGAAAGTCCATTACCAATAGATGGCAAGAAACCTTCTTTTAAGTCTAATAGTTTATTACCAAAGTATTTTCGCACTACAAAAAATAATAAATTTTTAGATGCAACACTGGATCAAGTTTTACAACCAGGCACTGCACAAAAGTTAAATGGATTTTATGGCAGAAGAACTGCTAAGTCTTATAGAAACAATGACAATTACATTGGTGATATTTCTGTTCCGAGAGAAGCATACCAATTAGAACCATCTGTTATCTCCAAAGATTTATATGACAATGTAACGTTTTATAAAGACTACAATGATTATATTAATCAAATAAAAGCATTTGGCGGTAATGTTGATAATCATGATTTACTTAATGGTTCAGAATATTATTCATGGAACCCAAATATTGATTGGGATAAACTTACAAACTTTAGAGAATATTATTGGATGCCAGACGGCCCTGTACCAATTAATGTTGCAGGACAAAGTACAGAAGTAACAAGAACATACACTATTACAAGTGTTGACAACGGAAATAATTTAGCATACGTTATAAACGGAGACCTTACACAGAATCCTACTATAGAATTATACAAAGGACAAACGTATAAATTTGATATTAGTGCAACAGATATGCCATTTACAATTCGTACTGAGCGTAGTTTAGATGCAGACACTATATATGAAACAGGTATTACTAATGCAAACATTGAAAGTGGAACATTAACATTTACAGTTCCATTAAACGCACCTACAAGATTGTATTATCAAAACAGTAACAATATTAATTCAGGTGGTATTATCAGAATAGCAGAAGTTGACGAAGCAACGGCTATTGATGTTGAATCAGAAATAATAGGTCAAAAAAAGTATACAACATCTAAAGGTGTAGAATTACTTAACGGCATGAAATTAAATTTTGTTGGACAAGTAACACCTGAAAAGTATGCTACAGGAAGTTGGATTGTAGAAGGTGTAGGTACACAAATTAAATTAGTTAATACTGATGACTTAGTAATTGCATTATCGTATGCAGATGATAAGCCCATTGCGTTTGACGACGATAACTTTGATAGTTTACCTTTTGGTAATGCGGCCTCGTATAGTATTACAAAAGATTATATTGTTGTAAATAGAGATTCCCCAGATAAAAATGCTTGGACAAGAAATAACAAATGGTATCATAAATCAGTAATCGAAAAAAGTGCTGAAGTAAATGGACAGTCAGTAAGCATTGATCAATCACAAAGAGCAAAGCGTCCAATTATAGAATTCACTTCTGGATTAAAACTATTCAATTTTGGTACAGAAAAGAAAAATGATATTGATTTAATTGATACGCTGACTACAGATATATTTTCAACTGTTGAAGGCGCAGTAGGATATAATATTGACAATGTTGACGTTACAGATGGCATGCGAATTTTATTTACTGCTGAAAAAGATATAAGAGCAACAGGAAAAATTTATAAAGTTAAGTTTATTACGCATAATAGTACAGTCCCTCAAATTGCATTAATTGAAGATACTGATGCAACTCCGTTAACAAATGAAGTTGTATTAGTTAAAAAAGGAACTAGTAATGCAGGTAAGCACTATTACTATGATGGCACTAGTTGGAAATTAGGACAACTTAAAACAAAAGTAAATCAATCACCTTTGTTTGATATGTTTGATAGCAATGGTATAAGTTTTGCAGATGAAACAACGTATAAGACAACAACTTTTGCAGGTAACAAAGTTTTTAGTTACAAAATCGGCACATCAGGTACAGTAGACCCAGAACTAGGATTTGTAGTTACATACCGTGCTTTAACTAATGTGGGTGATATTACTTTTAATTTTGATTTGCTTACTGAAAGTTTTACATATCAAGATTTAACAAGTGTGTTAGGTGTAAACACTGATACAGGATTTCTAAAAACATACACTTCTTTAAACTCCTTTACATATAAAAATGGTTGGCAAAAAGCAAAAAACTCATCACAGCAAAAAGTTATTAGACAATATGATGTACAAGGTCCTGTAAGCCAATTAGAAATTGATGTTTACAAAAATGCCGGCGATCTTAATGATTTGACTTGTAGTGTATTTGTAAACAATAAACATTTTTATGATTATAGTATTTCAAGACAAGACGGCAAAGCAATAGTAGTTTTTGAAAATGAATTATCAGCAGGCGATAGTGTTATATTCAAAACATCTTCTAGCACTGAGAAAAATGAAAACGGATATTATGAATTTCCAATTAATTTAGAACACAATCCTAATAATGTAAATTTAAATACATTTACTTTAGGCGAAGTTAATGATCATGTGTTTTCAATGATAGAAGACTTAGAAGATTTTAAAGGTATATTTCCTGGAGACAGTAACTTAGGAAGTTTAGGAGATATTAACACTGTAGGTAAAAAGTTTGTACAACATGCAGGCCCTATTAATAATCCTTTATATCATATTACTACAAAAAATGCAAATGTAATTAAAGCAATAGACTTTGCAAAAAATGAATTTAGAACATTTAAAAGAACTTTCCTACAAGTTGCAGAAAACTTAGGTTATGACGGACCAGTCAAACAACATGTAGATAAAATTTTATCTGAAACATTAAAAAATAAAACTACAAATGATCCGTTTTATTTTAGTGACATGGTTCCGTTTGCAGGAAATAAGCGTTTAGAATTTAAAGTTTATGATACTGAAAATAATTTTTTTAGTTTATCTCAAACTTTTGATAAAACTAAATTAAGCAATAAAGCCGTAACAATTTATCAGAACGGAGCACAGTTAGTATATGGTAGAGATTATACTTTTAATAGTGATGGTTTTGCTGTAATTACAGCAACCAAAGCAGACGGAGACTTAATTGAAATATATGAGTACGAAAGCACAGACGGAAACTATGTGCCTAGCACTCCAACTAAATTAGGACTATATCCTGCATATGTGCCTGAAATTATTAGTGATGATAGTTACAGAACACCTACTAATATTATTATTGGACATGACGGAAGTAGAACTATTGCATTTAATGATTATAGAGATGCATTACTGTTAGACCTTGAAAGAAGAATTTATAATAATATTAAAGCAACTTACGATGTTTTAAAATTAGATATTAATGATTATGTTCCTGGAGCATACAGAAATACAAAATTTAAAATAGATAACATTAATAAAATACTACTAAGTGACTTTGTTAAATGGAATGAGTCATTAGGTGGATTAGATTATACTTCAAATAATTTTTATGAACTTAATGATAGTTTTACTTACAACTATTCATATATGTCAGGACCAAACGGTGAAGCACTAACAGGGTTTTGGCGTTCTGTATATAAAAATGCATATGATACAGATACTCCACATACAACTCCTTGGAAGATGTTAGGCTTTGCAGAAAAACCTACATGGTGGAATACTGTTTACGGTGCGGCTCCTTACACAAGTAATAACTTAATACTGTGGCAAGATCTTGAAGAAGGAAAAGTTGCCGAACCAAACAAGTCAGCAAAATATCTAGAAAAATATGTAAGACCCGGCTTAACAAAGCACATACCAGTTGACGAAAGTGGAAATTTATTAAGTCCATTAGATTCTAAGTATGCCAAAGAATATATTAATTCTTATACTAAACTAGGTTTCAAATTTGGCGATCATGCTCCGACAGAAAATGCTTGGAGAACCAGCAGTGATTATGCGTTTAGTTTAATTAAATCATGGTTATTAAATCAACCTGCTAAAGTAATGTCATTAGGTTGGGATTTATCAAGGATCAGCAGAAATCTTGCAGGACAACTTGTTTATACAGAAAACAAGCGTTGTATTTCACTAGCAGATTTAGTTTTCAGTAATGTTTACGGAGATACAACAAGAGTTTTCACAAGCGGATTAGTTGATTATGTTGTTAACTACACATTATCTAATAGTAGTATTTCAACTAACGATTATAAAGAACAAGTAAAAAGTTTAAAATACCAATTAGGTATGAAATTAGGTGCATTTACAGATCAAAATAAAATGAAATTTGTTTTAGATAGTAGAACACCATTCAACAAAGGTAATGTATTTTTACCAAAAGAAAATTATAAAATATTTTTAAACACAAGTTCACCTGTAGATACAGTTTCATATAGTGGTGTAATTATAGAAAAACAAAGTTACGGATTTGTTATAAGAGGATATGATAGAGCAAATCCAATATTTAAAATACAACAAGCGTCTCCACGTACTAACGATCCTGCAGTAAATGTTGGTGGAGTATCTGATGCGTTTGTAGAGTGGGAAGAAGATAAAAAATATACTGTAGATAAGTTTGTAAGACATTTAAGTAAGTTTTATAGAGTAATTGTAGATCATACATCTGGTGCTAGTTTTGAAGCAAAGAATTTTCAAAAAATTAATGACATACCTGTAAGAGGCGGGGCAACAGCATTGTTTCGTAAAAACTTTGAAAGTACAATTACCGAAGTTCCTTACGGAACAATATATACTGAAATCCAAGAAGTTGTAGATTTCTTATTAGGATATGCAAAACAACTTGATACAGCAGGCTTTGCTTTTGATTATTACAATAAAGATAATTCTACTGTTGAAGATTGGAAACTAAGTGCAAAAGAATTTTTATTCTGGACTACACAAAACTGGGCGGCAGGCACAATTATTGCATTAAGCCCTAGTGCTAATCAAATAAAGTTTACAAGACCGTACTCAGTTGTTGATAACTTGTATGATAATTTTTATGATTATTCTATGCAAGATAGTGCAGGGAAACCGTTAGATGAAACATTTACAAGGCTTACTAGAGAAGGAAATACGTTTGCTGTTAATTTAGCAAACACAGCAGACGGTATATATTACATACAACTTCCGCTTGTGCAAGTTGAGCATGTTGCTATACTTGATAATACTTCAGACTTTAAAGATGTAATTTATAGTCCTGCATCTGGATATAGGCAAGATCGTGTTAAAGTTATGGGATATAGAACTGCCAATTGGAACGGTACACTTAATATTCCAGGATTTGTTTTTGATCAAGCAGAGGTAACAGAATGGGAAGCATTTAGAGATTATGCAATAGGCGATACTATTCGTTATAAGGAATTTTTCTACGCCGCAAAAAATAAAATTGCAGGCACTCAAAAATTTGTACCTGCTGAATGGAACAGGTTAGAAGGACGTCCTGAAACAAAATTATACACAAACTTTGATTATAGAATAAATCAGTTTACAGATTTTTATGATCTTGATAGCGATAACTTTGATACTGAGCAACAAAAACTCGCTCAACATTTAACTGGTTATCAAAAGCGTCAATATTTAGAAAATATTATAAACGATGATGTATCACAATATAAATTTTATCAAGGATTTATTGCTGATAAAGGATCACGAAATAGTATTGATAAATTATTTGATGCTCTTGCAAGTGCAGATAAAGAATCTGTTGATTTTTATGAAGAGTGGGCTGTAAAAAATAATCAATACGGTGCTACTACAAACTTTGAAGAAATTGAATGGCAATTAAACGAATCTAATTTTAATCTTAGTCCTCAGCCAATTGAATTAGTTGAAACATTACCTACAGCACCAACAGACTTAATTTATAGAATACCAAATTATGATGTATTCTTAAAACCAGAAAATTATGATATAAACAAAATACCTACAAAATATACTAATGAAGAGTATGTTAAAACAGTAGGTTACGTAACTGGTGAAGATGTAAGTCGTGCAGTATTGACAAAAGATGGAATACTAGGATTTAGTATTGATGATATAAACAGAAACGATTATGTCTGGGTAGCAACTAATGACCAAACTTGGGACGTTATTCAACATACTGAAACAAAATTAAGAATTGAAACAGTAACTCCAGTTGGAAGTGAAATTACTTTAGGCCTAAACTTTACTGCTAGAGATATTGCAGTAGGTGATATATTTGGTATTACTAATGCAAATACTGCGTCACTTACAACATTAGATGGATTTTATAAAGCAACTAAAGTTATAGGTAATGATGTAACTTTTGAAACTGAAAATCAAGACTGGCAAGAGATAGACGAAACAATTGATATTAGCGGTACAATAACTATTTTTACTACACAACGTACAGCATCCATAAAAGATGCAAATAAAAATGTTACTGCTAATTTAGGAACTAATGAATTAATATGGATTGACAATGATGATAATAATAAATGGACTGTACTAAAAAATGCTCCAGTGTATTCAGAACATCAAAAAGTATTAAGTACATTACAATTAGATAGTACACAACACGGCTTCGGTCATTCTATAAGTGTAAACGATGGCAATACAAAAATGGCAGTAGGTATTCCATTTAAAGGAAATGGCGAAGTTCATATATATGTGCGTCCAAACGATAGTACAAATTTTGTTTTGGATCAAATTATCTCTGCTCCAACTAATGTTGCAGATGCATATGACGGCAGTACACCTACAACATCAATGCAATTTGGCGAAAGTGTAGCATTAAGTCCAGATGGAAAATTTCTTGTAGTTGGTTCTCCACAAGCATCAAATACATACGGGTTTTATAAAGGAGAATTCCAACAAGGTACTTCTTATACAAAAGGTCAAATTATAAAATATGGTCCAAACTTATATAAAGCAGTACAAAATATTGATCCTGCTACAGGTGCAATATCCTTTAGCAGTTTTGATTCCTATGTAGATATTGTTTCTCAAAGTGATAGTACTTTTATTAATTTATTACAAACTGGTAATTATAAAATTAACGACAGTCCGGTTGCACACATGCTTATAAGAGCGCCGTTGAATGCGTATGAAGGAAGTACAGCCGGCGACGATATTGTTCTTAAATGGAATAATTTTAGTAAATTAAATATCCAAGGTGCGTCAACAGATGTTCAACCGTTTGACGGAGAATTCCCTGCAATAACAGGTGCATTTTTAAGTGACAGACATAATATTGAATATAAAGTAGACAATGTATTAGTAATCGAAAATTTTGTAAACTTACCACAAGTTGGTGATACTCTTTCTAGTACTATTGCTAGTGGACAAGTAGTATATGTAGCAAATGATTTAACAACTTGTACAGTTTACTTGTCGGATGTTAACGGAACATTCGATCAATCAGGATCAGTATTTGTTGGTACTATACGTATAGGTGATTACACAGAAGATTATACTAATTTAACAAGTGGCTTAGGTGGTTACTGGTTTATTAATACACCAACATATACTACAAGTGCAGATAGTACAAATATATTTGTTGATCCAGGACATGGTTTAATTTATCAAGATCTGTTAACAACTGCAAGCGGAAGAAGCACACCAAACTTTTATCATAATATTACTGATGCTAGACAGTTAGCAGTACAAGATGCTAACAATTCGGGTTCTACTTTAAGTTTAATGGACCAAGCATCGTTTGCACAAACACTTACTTACGAAGGTGATCCTTTAGAAGTATTTGCATTACAGGAAAGCCCATTATGGGTAGTAAGAGGAAACAAACCATTTACTGATACATTAAGTATCGGTAGTAAATTTAACATGACAGTAGATAGTGTAAGTGGCAATACAAACTTTACTGATACTGTAATGAGCAAAGCGTTGTTTGATAAAGAACATACTGTTTATGATTTATGGGATGGCTATATTGACTTTACATTTGATGAGTTTGATCAAGCAAATCAATTACCTTTTGAACCAATTGTAGGAGATACAGTAAAAGATACAGTTACTGGTGCGACAGCAGAAATAACTTTTTATAAAAGACAGTTTAACACTGTTAGAATTTATGTAAAAAATATTACTGGTACATGGAGCAAAGGAAACACTTATAACCAAGATGCAGATATATTCCGTTCACGTGGTGCTATTGATCGTAGAATGGGTAGAATAGATGCTGTAAGTTTAGAAGGCACACGTATAGGTAAAATTATTGTTATGGAAGAAGATACTAATTTTCCAGATGCGACAATTAGTCAACTTGATGATTTTGAATATTGGTTCTATAATGAAATTACACTTGCAGGTATACCTCGTGATCCTAACATTCCAGCATCAAATAATAATGACTGGCAACTAGTTACTAATATTCCAGTATCAAATGCTAATGGCACGTTTACAAGTGGATTACAATTAGAAGGTATGTTTAGTGCATATCAATTAAATGAAAAAATACAGTTTGATGTAGTAGATCATTTTACAGTACCTGAAAGAAAAGCAAATGCAAAACTTGGTGACGAAATTCAAATTAACCAAGACGGTGCGTTATATAGAATATTAGTTGCATCAAAAGGTAATGGAACTCAATCAAACGCAGGTAGTATACATTTTATTAAGCATGGTAGCGAAACTAAAAATGGCGTTGCAAGTACATATGAATGGCAGTTAGATATTGATCCTGAGTTTAGAGGATTGTTTAGTTCACAGGTTTTCTATAAAGAAGGCGAAATTGTTAATAACGGAAGTCTACTGTATAAAGCAAAAAGAAATATTGCAAGCGGAAGTGCATTTATCGCAGATGATTGGGAAAGTGTAACAGACGGAACGGCACATGTAGGATTTATTCCAACAGACGGTACAAATAGACTTATTGGAGAAGATGTATTTGATCCTGAATATGGAGTTAGAGATTTTGCAAGAAAATTTGATCAATCTAAAGATGGTGAAGTTTTAGTTGTAAGTTCTAGAATACAAGGCAATGACAGTACAGGAGAGCGTGTAATTGTTGTTTATAGAAGATTACCTGAAGGGCAAATGACGGTATCTCAAACTATTAAACCACCTTATGAAGACTTATCAACAGGATCTTTTACAGGCTTTGGTGATAGCATAAGCATAAGTGACGATGGAGAAATGCTTGCTATTGGTGAACCTTACAATGATGATAAGAAAAAAGATCAAGGTAAAGTATATGTATATACGCTTGTTGACGGTTCGTTTACTTTAACCCAAGAAGTGTTTAGTCCAAACGGGGAACAAGCAGAACAATTTGGTGCTTATTTAAATTTTGACGGTAATCAGTTAGCAGTTACATCATTAAATGGCGATATTGAATTGCCAACTACATTTGATAATAATACAACTATATTTGATGATGAGTTTACAAACTTTAAATCAACAGATATGGACAGCGGTGTTGTATTCATGTACGAAAGAATTAATCAGTCATTATTATTTGCACAAGAATTTGTTATTGACGAACCATTAGCAGTTAATTTTGGTAAAAACTTATTAATGAAAACAAACCATGTATATTCTGCTATCCCAGAAGTTACTGATCTTACTACATTCCAAGGTATGATTATTGACTTTAGAAAAACATTAGGTGCAAAAGCATGGAAAACACACAGAAGCCCAATTGATCAAGTAGACATTGCAAAGATAAAAGGTGCATTTTTATATAACACCCAAACAAACACACTTATTGAAGACTTAGATTATATTGATCCAGTACAAGGTAAAATTGCTGGACCAGCAGAACAAGAATTATCATATAAAACGTATTATGATCCTGCGGCATATAGTCTAGGTAATGATACTGTTGTTATTGATGAGGATAATGCTTGGGGTGCAGAACATGCAGGCCAACTATGGTGGGATATTAGTGCAGTTAAATTTTACAACTACCAACAAAATAGTGTTACATACCAAACTAATTT